AGAAGAGATTTTAGTGATAGGAGGCTCACTAGTGCCAGTCATCCAGGAGTGTATTATAGGATAGTTCTCCAGAGAACCTTTATACTGTTTGATACTGCTCCGAGTAATAAAGAAAGCGTGCCTTAATACATCAACATCGTCGATAAGACCGTAAGGAAAAAGATCTGGGCCATACTGCAGTCGAGACAACCGAAGCAACACACTCTTAGGCATATGCTTTAAAGGTAGAGAATTATGTATATAAAGTACAGTGAAGTCATGGTCTGGCAAATAATATGCGAGAACTGGAACGGCCCTGCCTCGGATGTGTATGTGTACAATACCATTAAGGTTAACTCCATTTAATATATCATATAGTAAAAAATTAGCTTCACTGAAACTAGTTTCATTCAAAATATCTCCGTTTGATAGACAGTACATAGGCACAGCCATACGTTTATTATTTAACGGTTTTAGACTTGAGGTCCCGCCTCCGCCTCCACATGTCGCTCCTCTGGAGGATCCGGTGGTTTGTCTTCTTGTGATTCGATTAACGGTAATACTCCTTGGGTTGTGGGCAACGGTACGCCTGCATGCAGGTGTTCCACGCGAAAATCCGCCGTCTCAAAATCATACACAGCAGCTAAAGCTACGGTATACTGTTGCCCCGCGTCTGTTGCTACTCTGATTTCAGTTATCCCTGACTGTAATGCTAACACATGTCCTCCACTAGGTGCATTCCAATTAGGTTCAAGTTGTGCAGACGGAATGTCTCGTGACCAATACACTGTCGTCTTAGTACGTAGACAAAATTCCGTACTTGTCCCGAAAGTATAATCTCGCGCAACTATACTTTCTAGCGTATATGACTTAGGTTCTTCCAGATCTTTCGGTGTAACTGGAGGCATAGCAACACTAACGTCATTAGCTGCGTATATTGTATGTCTACCATTCCGCGTTGGGTGCTGGTAGTTTACATTGTAACCTTGAAACCTGGATAGTACACCTAGTGCCCAGAGGTCATTGTAGTTTAAAGCCTGCATTACCCTACGTACATTTCTCTTCTTCACACCTGGACTGATATTATAAATAGAACCATAAGGAGTCCCTGCTATCAATGAACCTGCTAGTCCTGCTATTAATGTAATACAAGAAGGCGCCACTATAGTGTTCATCAAGATATAATTGTCTCTAATATCATATCCATAATCTGTGATATTCTGAAAATTAAGCGTACCACATGGCACACGCTTATTATAACAACTTCTCAGCGGTTCAGTCCATACTGTAGCTACACATGAGTGTGCTCCAGTTGGCACGGCCCTACCTATA